ATTTTCACATCCCGGGACTCCTGGGGCTGATGGTGATTGCGGGATGCCTATCATCTTCCATTCTGCTGGGAAGCATCCCACTATTGGTATGTTCACCGGTACCATGTTTACTGGGAAACAAACCCATAGGGTCTACCATGTGATAACTCAGCATTTCATGGAGCATTCTCGCCAGATCCTCTTTGGTTCAGTTTCTGGCACAACTGGTCCAACACCATCTGTTGGAATTGGCCCTTTCCATAGTAGGTTTGTGCAGCAGCGCCATGAGGAGTTTAGCTCGTTTGAACCTCAGATGAATGTTGTTGTGGATCATGGTGTTCCATCTACTAAGGAGGATTTTGCCCTGATAGAGCATGCCTTGGTGGGTAGTAACCAAACCATCAGGTATGCCAGTAAGGTCCGCAAGATGATTCAGTGGCAGAAGTTCATGCCTGGACATGATGGTGATTGCGCCAATAATGGTGATGCTCCGATTAGGGTTTTTGCCCGTTCCAAGGATGGTGTTGGTAAGTCGTGTTGTCTTCCGGTATTCGATAGTCGTCCTGTCAAAGGCATTTACCCTGATATGCCTGATGTCAAGCCTGTGCATCCTGCCATTGCTAGCCCAGGTACGCGAAAATTCGTGCCTGAGTTGTTTCACTTGGGTTGCATGCCATGGGTTGGGCGCCTCCACCGTCATTTTGAGGGGCTTATCCTTGGTATGGTCGGGCCCGGCAAACCGTCACCAGATGGCAATTCGCTTGAGTCGAACTCGCTCGATGCTGAGATTGCTAAGACCATGGTGAATGCAGAGATACCCCGCTGGATAGTACGGAAGGCCGGGACCATGTTTCTGGCCTCCAAGCGTAGGGTCGTTAATTCTTTGCTTCCACGTGTGGACAAGGATGATATGATGCAATGTCTACGCAACACTGTAGAGGATTCCTACATGGGTATTTATCGTGAGGATGGTTCCACCGTTTTTGGTGGCTATGACCTTACGACGAGTTGTGGTGCTAACTACAAACCCATGTCTGGTTCTAAGAAGAGTGATTTGGTTATGCGGACTGAGGAAGGGCTTATGATTTTGCCTGGTGCAGTAAATGCCTGGAATGCCATGTTGGATGCCACGTATTGCTTCACTATGGGGGTGATTCCCCCTCACCAATACCTTTCAGTTTTCATCAAAGATGAGTGTTATCCCGTCACCTGTCCTGATGCCACTTTTATGCCTGGATCCGTTGGAGATGGTCCCAAGGAGTTTTTCAGTGCCATGTATGGAATTAGTCATGATGATCCATTCTTTGACATTGAGCCTGGTGACGCGCCTGCTTACCGCTCCTTTTTCCATGCTTTGCCTCAAGCTGAGGTTAAGGTTAAGAGTCGAGCAGTCTTCAATTTGCCTGGTGCTGTCAATTTGGCTTTCAGAATGTTGATGATGCCTTTGTTGTATCTATTCGCAACTTTTCCGATTCATTTCGATTTTGTTGCTGGGTTGGATATGGCAGGTCCCCAGTTTGAGCAGTCGACTTGGGAAGTCTTGCTCGCTGCATGGGATCCCCAGGCCAGGATTTTTAGGTGTTTTGATGCTGATGTCAATGCTTGGGATAAGATCATGCCATCCACTTTGACCTATGAGACGTTGCTAGTTATGTCTCAGTTGGTTATTGATTTGCATTTGAACTTTGGGACCTATAATCCCCAGATTTCTCATTATACTGGTGCTCTTTTGAACTGGTGGTCTGGGTTCGAGGTTTTTTACCGTGGTGTCCTTTTTGTGGCTGGAATTATGCCTAGTGGTTTGGTGATCACTTTGGCAATGAACTCAACCATGAATGGCTTGTTGATAACATGTGTGTTAATTCAGTTTTGTGAGGATAGTGGTATTCCTTTGCCTGAAAGTTTTGATTCGTGGATCATTCACAAGGCACACGGTGATGATAGCCAGACAGCCGTCAAGGCCCCCTTTGTTCTCGCCTGCCGAAAAGCGGGAGTAGAACCTTTCTCTTCTAGGGATTTTACGAGGATTCTTGGTCGTTGGGGCATTCTGGCCAAGCTCGGAAACAAGTCTACTGGTGCACAGATTTTGTACCAGGAGATTGGTGATCTGGTGTTTTTGCAACACACGTTGAAGTACCAGATCATTCCAGCCTGGTCGTATGCTGATTGTCGTGCTGTTCCAGCCCGTTTTGGTGAAACGGCCCTTATTGGTGCTTCACCCATGAAGTGTCACACCCTGATTAAAATGCTAGCTGTGCAAGACATGGAATCAGTGGTGTCTAAACCTTACTTATTGCTATCCCAAGTGAGGTCGTTGGTTTACGAGCTACTCCCGTATGGTCGGGAGAAAGTGCGTCGTTTTCAACGAACTATGGATAGCTTCCACTGTGATTTGTGGAAACCAGTCGGAGATAGTGCATTGGCTATTGAGTATGCTAAGATCTTTGACTGGAATGTGACATTGTCCTGGTACGTGGATAAATTCTGTCGCGATGGGACTATTTGCCCATCCATTCTCAAAGCCAGGAATAAGGATCCTGATGTGTTCAAAGCTGTGACTGCCAAGATCGGTTTTGAGGATGAAGAGGCGCTCGTTTACGAGCACCTCTAAATATGTACAATAGCGCTTGGGCTAGCGCGACGGACGCTCCGCGTTGTCTAACAGCCCATAATTGTATATTGATGTTGGACCGGTATTTTCACGCCGGTTGATCCCATGTACACTATAATTAAGTGAATTTTGTCATAGCTTAGAACCTTAGAGCTTGTTCTATGCCGTATTATTGCTCAGAAACTAATAACGTAACGACGACTGCTGACGTCAAACTTCAGCAGACCTTTGCCTTCGATGATTCCGAAGAGCAATTTATCGTTTCCATACGTGGAGACGAAGATCCCTCACATGATTGGGGTGGAGTAAGTGGACTCGACCTTTCAAGTTGGTTGGAACGGCCCATTTTGGCCGCCACCCACGTGTGGGAAGTAGGAGATCCCTTTCCTGTAATATATTTCAATCCTTGGGCTCATTTCTTAGAGAGCCCGAGCGTTGCTCAGAAGATCTCAAATTTTTATCTCATGCGCTGCAAGATGCACATGAAAGTGATTGTGAATGGGTCACAGATGCACTATGGAAGGGGTTTCCTTTCATATAGGCCCCTCATGACGGAACCTGGCGAGAGGTACCAATATGACGCGTCTGCAAATCCGGTTGTCACCCCGGACGCTTTTGGTAGTGTCGGGCATGACACGTTCACCAATGTGGACGTCGCGCACCGGATTGATACTTGCACCATGATTCAATCACAGTGGCCTAAAATATTTATCGACCCAGGCCAGTCGATGGGTGGTGAAATGGAATTCCCTTTCTTTTTTGGTGCGAATTGGTTTCGCATAAATAAAAGGGACTGGATAGCCCATCCCAGTCATGTCCAACCACTAAATGCGCCTAGTGGACCACCTGCTTTGGATGTTTATTCCCACATTCATAGCGTCACCCCCGACAAAGCGTATGGACCGTACGGTGCTACTCGTACGCATATGGGAGTAGTGCACAGCACGTCACTTGCCCCACTGAAACACTCAAATGGAGCCAACGATCCGGTTACCGTTCAAATCTTTCTTTGGGCTAGTGATGTCAAACTTTCTGTCCCTACTTCCGACATTCATCCAGACGCTGGGTTTGGCCCACCTCCCGTTTCTGTTTTCCGACCTCAGAGCAGAATGGAGTATGTTCCCCAGTTCCTTGGGGACTTGGCTAAACCAGGTTCAGATATTTCCGACAGATTGGAATTTGGTGGGTCCTCTCTTCAGGGGGGTTCCGCCACTGTCGGATTGGCTGATGATGCCGACATGTCCATTAACAATATAGCCAGCAGGGAGTGCTGGTTGTCTCGGTTTGTATGGCACGTTGATGATCCAGCCGAAACGCCATTGTGGATGGCGCAGGTTACACCCCAGCTGATTAAGATGAATTGGGCTACGGTACCTGGCCAAACATCGGTCGATGGCATACCAGCAGTAACACCGACGCCGTGTGCATATGCTGCTTTGCCGTTTACCTATTGGCGGGGCTCTATGACGTATAGGATTCAGATTGTTGCCTCCAATCTGCACAGAGGTCGCCTGCGGATTGTTTACGATCCGTGGGCGGATCTGAACCTTCGACTCAACGTCAATGATTACCCAGAAGAGTTGATGAATCTCCAGTATAGCCGCACCATAGATATAGCAGGCGACGCTGGACGAGATTTCACCTTCTCAATCGGTTACATGCAACCTACACCCTACTTGCCTTTACTTCCCTTACCGTCTAGGGTTGAATCACGGAATTCATACCGTTATGAAAATTACGGTACTCCAGGCAATGTAGGTATAAACAATATAGGACAACACTCTGTGTCTACGAATGGCGCATTTACGATTTATGTTCTTAACAGGTTGGCTGTACCCGCGACCATGCCAGGTCTCAACAATGATGTGAATGTTGAGATTTATGCCAGTGCTGGTTCTGACATGGATTTCCAGATGCCAACGTCTCGCGATTTGGATGTCATTTCTTTTGTGGATCCAACGGGATTCCCTCCGAATTTTAGGAATGATGCAATACCCACGCGTGTTGGTAATTTTGCGGCTAGATATGATGATAACCGTCCCTCAAGGTTTAAGCCGCAGATGGATTCTGCATCTATGGGAGCAACAGAGGGTGAAAACACCCCGATCGACCCGCCTGAGATGGCCACTATTGGTGAGGTCTCTCAGCCGGCAGCCTCGATGGCTTCCATTACGTTTGGCGAAACGATGAAATCTTGGGACCAGCTGATGGCGCGCTGGACCAAGTACAATCGTGAAGTCTTTTGTGAAACAGATCGGAGGGTGCCGCTCATCGATCGAGCTGCTACTGAAGCCCACATGATCATAGCACCAGATTTCCCGCCTTTTCCGGGTCCATCCCCGATGACACAAGTCTGGTTGCAGAAGACAGGTGCTTGGGATGGCGTCCCTGACGATGCCTATGGGTGGGCACCTACTGACAATACAGGTAGTGCTTATTTCAACAATGGCATCAATCCACCTCCACCGTCGAAGGTGATTTTGAATGGCCCTGTCTTGGATCAGTTTGGGAACCCGCCACCCACGTGCAGCCCCAACCTAACGGACGTGAAGTGGGCTTTGAGATTCAACCCTGGCAACCTAACAATGCTGCATTTCGTCACGCGCATGTTCATAGGTCGTAAGGGTTCACTCAAAAACAAGTACGTGCTTGGTGGGAATGATACCATCACGTCAGCAACAGGCTCCCTAGGGTTAACGGTCAAACGTCTGTCCGACTCTGGAGTCATTACTGGTCGTGGTCTCAGACCTGGCACTGGTGGTACCGGTTCGTCCATGGATCCAGCTGAGGATAGCGAGAGTGTGACGAACTGGCCAGCCAGTGGTGGGCTGTGGGATCAGGCCTACTGCCGGTATGGGCTTGCTCAGAGGAGTCATTCCGGCGTAAATGAATCGGCTGGCACGGCGCGCCTCCAATCAGTTACTGGCGAGACATTACAAGGTACGAAATCTATATCTGCTCCCAACTGGTTTAGCGCCGATGCCTACCCAGGTGCAGGTTGGCACACAGACTACATCGATTATACTGATCCCCTTATCACATCTGATAATCTCTTGAGCAATCAGTTCGATGGTGTGCATGTGACTACCACAAAGCAGCAGCCTGTCGTTGAAGTTGAAATTCCATTCTACATGAACACGAGGTTCATCCTGAACGATTTGGTCTTTACCAACACTACAGCGACTACTGCACACTTAATTCAATTCGAAAGTGCACATCCAGCAACCATTCACCCCCAAATTGACGAAAATTTGACCGATGCCGCACTGACGTACCTCGATCGGTACACAGTTCCTGGCTCGGACTTTGCCTTGTACTATTTGGCCAATGTCCCGTATTTGCTCCTGAATGCATGCCATCTTTACGAGACTCGCGTCGGCACCACCGACGAACCCGAGTGCGGGACCGTTTCGTATGGCAATTTGCGATATATGGCTGGAGGCCGTCAGGAG